TGATATGCCTAGACTGTCGATTTTCAAGCCTGAAAAGGGAAATGATTACAAGTTCTTTGACCGCAACATCAAGGAGATGTTCACGGTGGGAGGCACGGACCTACACTTCCACAAATACCTAGGTCCATACGATCAGGGAGATACCAACAAGGATGGCGCGGCCAGTCCAACACAACCACAATATTCCGGAGATAGTCTTAATGAGACCACTATACAGGATCTACTGTTCCTAGAGAACAGAGATCGAAAATACGCAGACGACGTGTATGTTGTGAGGGGCATATACAATGTCCAAGACGCAGATTTTAATCTATCACAGTTTGGAATGTTCTTACAGAACGACACATTGTTCCTGACAGTTCACTTGAATGACATAGTGGAGAGGATAGGCAGGAAACCCATGTCAGGAGATGTCATAGAGTTCCCACACATGAAGGAAGATTACAGTCTAGATGAAAGCATACCAATAGCACTAAAGAGGTACTACGTGGTGGAGGACGTCAACAGGGCCGCGGAGGGATTCTCACAGACATGGTGGCCACACCTACTGCGACTGAAGATGAAGACACTGGTAGATTCACAGGAATTCAAGGACATAATTGGTGATGCCACAACGGCAGGATCCGTGGCCAGTTACATGAGCACCTACAACAGGGAGAAGACCATCAACGATCAGATCGTCGCACAGGCGGAACAGGATGCTCCCAAGTCGGGATTCAACTACAAACAGTATTATGTCGCCCCAATAGACGAGCGTGGCAACATCAGGACAGAGAATGTCAACACAGAGGCACAGAGGACCAGCAGTGACAACACTGTCAACGCCGTAATCGACACCCCAGCAAGTTCACACTATGGTTTCTATCTAGACGGTGATGGAGTTGCGCCCAACGGTAATCCAGCAGGATTCGGTATATCGTTTCCAACGTCTGGTGTTGACCCGGGTGACTATTTCCTGAGGACGGACTACCTACCCAACAGGCTGTTCCGCTATGATGGCACCAGATGGGTCAAGGTAGAAGATTCTGTTAGAATAACTACAACGAACAACGATTCTAGGGCAAACTACAAGACAAGTTTCGTCAACAACTCTACCAGTTCTACAATAAACGGATTGACCGTGGAGCAAAGACAGGCCTTGACCGATGCCCTTAAACCAAAGGCTGACAATTAATGCTACACTTCTACGAAGGACAGGTCAGGAAGTTCCTAACACAGTTCATAAGGATATTGAGCAATTTTTCCGTGGAGACGGGAAAGGGTTCGGACGGTTCTGTGCAATTGAGGGCAGTGCCTGTGACCTACGGTGATCCCACAAGACAGGTGGCCAACATCATCAGGAACAATTCAGAGAATGCCCTGCAGTACGCACCAAGGATAGCATGTTACGTGAGGGAATTGAACTACGACAGGGACAGGATGCAGAATCCCTACCACATAGAGAAACAACATCTCCGAGAGCGTGATTACAATGAAAGCACAGGTGAATACACAAACCAACTGGGTGCTGGTTACACGGTGGAGAAGGTGATGCCTTCTCCGTTCAGGCTAGAAGTATCAGCGGACATATGGAGTTCAAACACGGACCAGAAACTGCAGATCATGGAACAGATACTGTACCTTTTCAACCCAGACTTCGAGATACAGAAGTCAGACAACTACATCGACTGGACCAGCCTCAGTTACGTGGAGTTGACTGGCACCACATTCAGTTCGAGGACCATACCAGTGGGCGCGGATTCAGAGATAGACGTGGCCACACTTACATTCAGTATGCCAATATGGCTGTCACCGCCGGTGAAAGTCAAGAAACTGGGCGTGGTACAGAAGATCATAATGAGCATATACGACGACGACGGTGGAATAGCCAAAGGTCTCATAGACGGAGAACTGATGTCTAGGAGTTACGTGACACCAAACAACTTCGGATTGCTGGTCACGGGAAATCAACTGAGACTGTTAGGAACCACGGGAGTAAATGTCAGTTCCGGTGGAGACGGATTCCACACTGGAGCCAATGAACCCAACAACTATGATCCTTTCGAGACGTTTGGTCCAGCAGTGAACTGGAAGTTATTGCTAGACCAGTATGGCAAGGTCACCAACGGGACATCACAGATCAGACTGAAACAGCCCAACGGCAACGAGGTCGTGGGCACCATCGCCACAACCACACTGGATGACACCATCCTGCTCTACAGCATAGATTCAGACACCATCCCTTCTAATTCACTGACCGCGGTCAAGAAGATCATAAATCCAGCGACTTTTGATCCAGGCACACCCGCCAACGGTGACAGGTACCTCGTGATCAACGACGTTGGTGACAGCACTGCCACGTTCCAGAGTCAGACCTGGGGCACACTGGTGGCCAGTGTGGGTGACATCATAGAGTACAACAGCACGACATCGAAATGGAACGTGGCGTTTGACGCCAGTAATCCAGACTCAACACAGCACTACGTGACCAATCTCAACACCGGTATACAGTACAGATTCAATGGCACGGAATGGGTCAAATCATATGAGGGCGTGTACACAGCGGGTGATTGGAGCATAGTGTTGGACGGTAATTCATCCAATTACGACGCCAGCACAGACGCAACCACCCCTTGATAAAACACACATAAGTTGTTATAATAAGATATGAAAGAAAACATAGTCTGTTCGGGCGCACTGTTCTACAGCACCGCCACCAAGCGTTTCCTGTTCCTACAACGCACGGACAAGAAGACACAGGGCATGTGGGGTCTAGTTGGTGGGCAGGCCAAGTACACTGAATCAGCGTTCGAGGGACTGAAAAGAGAGATACAGGAAGAAGTGGGCGACACCCCCAAGTTCAAGAAAGTGATCCCACTTGAGATGTTCACGTCAAACGATCAGAAGTTCTTCTTCCACACTTACCTCATAGCCATAGAGTCAGAATTCATACCAAAGTTGAATGGAGAACACTCAGGCTACTGTTGGTGTGCTTTCGAGTGCTGGCCCAAGAACCTACACATGGGACTGAGGAACACACTCAACAATAAAAGTATAAAGGGCAAGTTACAGACTATACTGGATCTTATAGTATGATTAGACTGCGAATCGCATGCGATCCGCTTCGAAGTTCCTGCGCACCTGACCCGCGCTGAGTTCAACACTGTACAGTTTGATAGGTCCCATGAGGCCCGTCCATTGACCACTAGTGGTGTATCTCGTGCCTATGCGGAAGTTCTTTCCAAACTTACACGAGGCCAGCGTGTTCTGGTACACATACGGTGTGACCTCGTCGCCGTTCACGTATATATTACCGGTGCCACCAGTGGTGCCAGTGGTCACGATGTGCAACCATTGGTCGAGGAAATCAGTGTCAGAAGCGTCATAGGTGCCACTGAAGTTGTAGCCCGTGTCGTTGTTCCAGTTTATGTTCTCGTCTAAGTAGTTGGATAGGTACCACCGTCCCCCGTCACTCCTGGCGTCCGTGAAGTACTGCGTGCTGGCACTGTTCTTGTACACCCACATGTCTATGGTCATGGACGTGTTGGAACCCAGGTCCTCTTCAACGTTCATTCCCCGGCCCCCCGCGAAATCGAACACGCCGCCGTTGCTGGAATCATACGCCGGGAAGTTGGCTGTGTTGGGCGTGTGTGTGCCCGTTCCTGGAGTTCCCGAGGCCCCCGTCACACTGTTGCCTGTGACCAGGTTCGTGGCCGTGGTGTCTCCTGATTTGAAACAACTGGCATTGGCAGGATCCAGGTGTAGGACCAAGTCCTTGTTGACACGACGCACAGGTTTACGATGTCCGAAACCCTTGGCTGATCCTGTACCTAGTGTTGATAAAAGTGGCATCTATGTCCCTAAGCATACCTGTTTACGCTGGCCAGCACCGTGAATGCGGCATCGCCGGTCTTGATGACACTGTATGTGTACACATCGACCGAATCCGCGTTACCACCCGAAGGGGCCACACCTCCCTGCCATTTTGTTGTGACGCCAGAAGTGGTTCCGTCTACCTGCACGGTGGAGTTGTAGTAGGGAGTGGCACCGTTGGTTGCCAAGAACGTCACGGTAGTGACCTGTCCTGTTGACATTATTGAATTCATGCTGTTCGAAGCATCTCCCCTTAGATTTATGGTCCAATTTCCAGAAGCATCCGTGGTGTAATATAGCACAGTCTGTGTTTTTGCGTCATAATTTATTGTGCCTGTTGCCGCAGTTGCGCTAACAGTGCCGCCTTCCTTGATCATCCCCAAGGATGTGATTCCTGTAAACGTTTTGTCACCGGTTATGGTCTGTTCTGTTGATACCAATACCGTGTCCGCCGTGGACGCACCCGCTGATCCCCTCAGCATGTGTACCCTGTAGCCGTTGACTAGTGTGCTGACGCCTGATGTGGATGCGGCCTGCACCGTGACCGTCGTGCCACTCAGTGCGGCCGTGAATGTGAGCTGGTCCGTTCCCTTGCTGTTGACCAGAGGCCCCTGTGTGACGTAGGCCTCATCGTTGGCCACCACCATGACCTCCTGTATGGATGCCGCTCCTTCTGTGGCGTTGTAGCCCGTGAACACGTAGAAGGCGCCCGTGTATGCCGTCGTGGCGAAACTGTCCACTGCAGTGGCCGCGGAACTCACAGTCGTTGCTTCGATCACGTTGACATTGTCACCCGTCGTTGCTGATTCATCGTCCGCTAAAAGTATTTTATACATTGTAACACGCAGGTTTGGTTCATTTCCGCTGGCGCTGACCTCCACGTTGGCACCGTTCACGGCCGCTGTTAAGTTGACCAGTGTGTTGTTGCCCGTGTCCACGTTTCCATAGGTGGTGATGTACGCTGTGGTACCATCATGCACAACTAGTGCTTCTAGGTTTGAAAGTTCTGTCTTCGAGGTGTTGTTGACTGATATGTAATACTTGGCGCCCCGGTAATCTGCATGAGCCCAAGAATCTATGACCTCAGATGCTGAATCTACGTCAGCGTTCACTGTCGTGACAACGTTTCCTGTGGTGCCAGGAGATGTGTTGTCTCCGAGACCTATCCTATAGAAACTGACCGAATTTACCACTGAACCACCTGTTCCTAACAGCCTGGCGTTACCTCCCGCCACGTCCGCGTCAACTGTGAGGTATGAGTTGGTGGGGTCTGATTCAGTTATGTGCGAGGTCGCCACAAATGCCGAGGTGTCGTTGTGGACAAGGCTGTGTTTGGCTGTCGCGATCTCATCGTTTATCTCGTCTCTGGTCACTGACAGGTACCATGCGGAATCAAAACCGCTTGTGACAAATTGATCTATGACAGATTGTGTGGTGCTTATGGCAGTGGCCGATCCTGTGCTGGTATCGTTGGTGTTCTCTGCTGTGGCAGTGGCGGCACCCAGTTGTGCCCATCCGCCCGCAGTGGTGTAGCCTTCTATGGTGTCCGTTGAACTGTTGTATCTTATCTCACCAACTGCCCCGCTTGGCCTCTGTGCCGTGGTACCATTGGGCAGTCTTATGGCGTTGGTCGTGGCAGAAGCGTCCAGCACCGTGGTGGCGTTCATGGTGATTATGGTTCCACCGTCCGCCGCTATGGTTATGGCTCCGGTTCCTGCGTCCGTCACGGTTACGTTTGAATCACCCTCCGATATAGCCGAAGTTGAGATCTGATCCACGTAGGCCTTTACTGCCTTGGCACTGGCCAGGGTATCATCAGATCCTGATACGCTGGAAAGGTCAGTGTCTATTGTAGTGATGCCGTCCAACAAGTTCAATTCTGTTGCCGTCGCCGTGACGGCAGTACCACCTATCTGCAGTGCAGTGGTGTTTGTGGTTCCGTTTACGTGAAATGTTGTTGTGGGTTCTGAAGTACCGATACCAACCCGACTGTTCGTCACATCAAGGTACAGTAGGTTTGTTTCAAACGCGAGGTCGACGCCATTCCTTGTGAGATTGGACTTTAAGACCGACCCTGATATACGACCTATGGCCATACTTCAGTACTCCTTTATAAAAATGTTAGTGTGGCAAACGCCACGCACGGTCTCCTTATCGTTGCCGACCGACAGCAGTGTAGGTATTTATGCGCCTAAAAAAAAAGGGCGATGTTACCACCGCCCTTTTGATTCTACTAAAAAGTAGAGATATTTATTAGTTGTTGGTCCTAACAGCGCAGTTTACCAGTTTGATACCCTCGTCTGTTGAAGTCTCAAGTGCTCTGCCGATCACGTGGAAAGGAGAGATTGACTCACCTGCCGCCACTGCTCTGGCACAACCTTTTACGCTTGAAGTGACCAGTCTTTGACCTTTTGTCACAGCACCTGTGACCCTGACCGGAGTCCTACCAGTCATCGCCACGTATGGGTGTGATTCGTTGTTACCTGCCGCCGCGTTCATGGCGTATGCTGGCATGTCAGAGATTACACCGAACACGTTCTCAGATAGATCTGAGGTTGTTTCTGTGATTTCCGCTGTGCCGCCTACTTCTACCACTGCGCCTGCCGTCATAGGAGCGTCTGCTTCGAAACGCTCGGCAACGTCCGCGTACTGTGCCGAAGTTGATATAGCGTGTACCACGTTGGCCCTGATGTCTGCCAGGTCCTTGTTGGTTAGATCATCGTTTGATCTGTAAGCAGTCCAGGCACCACCAGCGTTACCGTATATCGTGGTTCCATCGTCCGCGAATGTCTCGTCCCATACCCAGAACAGATCCTCTTCTGTGGCTGTTTCTGAATCACCCCTGTTTGCTTTGAGACCAGAATAGTTTGGCATTCCAGCCGCTGATGATACATTCCTGTTCACTTCGATCATGTTGTCTTCAACAGTCAGTGTTGTTGTGTTCAACTCTGTCCTTGTGCCGTCCACGGTCAAGTTTCCGTGTACCCTCACCAGTCCCTCAGTGATCGTCAACTGTGTGGCTGAGTTCACTGTGGCAACTTGGTTCGTGTTTGAAACAACGTATGTTGAATTAGTGTCCGCTGATGTCAGCGTGGTTGATGATAGTGCTCCTAGTGAGTCATCAACGTATTTCTTGTTGGCCACATCACCGTCAGCACTTGGTGCCGCTGTGGTTAGGCCTGTTATGGTGTTCGCTGATGCATCAATTGTGATGTCACCCACGCTAAGACCATTGTTTACTCTAAAGTTTCTTGTTGTCATGGTTCCATATCTCCCGCATGATTATTGATTTAATGTCAGACCGTAAAAAAAACGCCCCAACAGTAGTATTTACCATCAGGGCGTTTAGAATTATCGTTTGGGATCCAGTTTTGCTGTTAGATCGCCGCCAGTGAGTACTGCACCTTGATCGACTGTGTGCCCGAGTTCAACGGAGTGGCTTTGACTTCCACGGTGTTCGAACCGTCATGGTTGAACGTGATGTCAACTATGTCGCCCGCCGCCGTGTTGGTCACCGCGTAGGTCGAACCATACGCCGTCGTTCCATCGTGTAGCACTGTGGCCTTCATGGCCGAGTACTGCGTGTTGCCTGAGTCCTGTACCGTGATGAACAGTTCCGCTGATCTGTATGTGGCGGCGTTGAATGTCATGATGTTGGTTGCGCTTGATCCTGACACAGATGTTGCTGAGGTCTCCGATCTGGCAACACCTCCTGTGACCAGTGATGTGCCATCAGCACCCGTGATCGCGAATATCCTCGCACCCGAGTGTGGCGCACTTGTGAAAGTGATGTCTGTGCCTGAAACACTGTAGTTCTCAGTTGGTTCCTGGTACACGTTGTCGATGTACACGAACACGTTGTTGGCAGATTCTGGAGCTGAGCTGAAGAATCCTGAGAACGTGGTCGTCGAACCGTCACCTGTTGTGGTCTCTTTGGTGAAGGTTGGGGCCGCACCCGCTATCGCGAAGTTGACCCAAGTGGAACCGTCCGTTGATCCCTCGTATGCACCAGATTGGATGTTGAACCTGATGATACCAGTGGCCGCCGTTGGTCTGGCCGCCGTGTTGCCCTGTGGAAGTAGCACACCATCCGTGGCACTACCTATGTCCAGGGTGTAGCTTGGAGTGGCAGTCTTGATACCGATCCTGTCATTGCCCGCGTCACCGAACAGTAGGTTGGCGTTGTTGTCACCCTCGAACCTGAAGTCCAGGTCCGCGCCTGTTTCGTTGAAGATAAATGTTCCACCATCTATGGAAACGTTGGTTGATATACCAACTGCGCCTGTTGAGTCAGTGATTGTGATCGCCGCTGTTCCGTCATTTGCCTTCACAGTACCTGTCTGTAGGTCTGAAGTGATGATGTCTGCTGTTGTTGTAATGTTACCTGTCGAGTTGGCAAGTGTCATTGACAGTGTTCCATCTGCCGCTGAAACTGTTGGAGTCTGTACGTCAGTGAATGTTGCCACGCCTGCGTGTAAAGCCGCGTAACTGTCGATTGTTACGTTACCTGCTGTTGTTCCGTCCTCACCTGATGTTACCGCGAAAGCGAACTCGTCCGCTGATTCGTCCCATATGAAAGAAACGTTGTCATCAGATCCCCTGTTCATGAACAGACCCTGGTCGAACGTGTTGCCCGCTCCGCCTGAGTTGTTCTTGGCCAATTGAAGTAAGGGGTCTTCAATTGTTAATGTTTGTGAGTCGATTGTTGTCGTCGTACCGTTTACTGTCAAGTCTCCGGTGATCGTGGCGTTGTTGTTGACAGTCAATGTTGTGACTGTGGCCGCCGCCGCCGAGTTGGCACCGATCGTTGTGCCGTCTATGGCACCTGAGTCGATGTCCACGTTAGTGATGTTTACCTCACCCGTTCCATTTGGAGTCAGTGTGATGTCACCGTTTGTGGTCAGTGCTGATATAGTTGATGCTGTTGTGGAGATTCCCGTCACGCCCCATTCTATGGTGCTAGCAGAGATCTTACCCCTCTGCGTGCCCGCTATGTCGAAGTGGATCTCGTCAAGGTCCGCTGAGGCCTCAACGTTGACTTTTGTGTCCTCGTCCGCGTCCTTGAGCTCCGTACCAGATGCCAGGTTGGCCCAAGCACCGTTGGCGTAGCCCTCGATGGTTGTCTGCTCACTGTTGTACCTGATGTCACCGTTGGCTGGTGAGCCCGGTCTCTGTGAGTCGTTACCTGATGGTAGTCTCAATGCGTCCGTGGCATTTACATGTAGTGTGGTTGCCGGTGAGGCAGTCCCGATACCGATCCTGCTGTTGGTAACGTCCAGTGCTAATAAATTTGTCTCAAAAGTAAGGTCAGTGCCCGATCTAGCCAAGTTGGCTGACAGCATCTGTCCTGTTATTCGTCCTATTGCCATTTTTATCCCCTTATCGATAATGGTTGTCTTGCAAAACTGTAGGTATTTATGTAAAATAACACTAAACAAGGTGTTAAATACCAGACTAACATGAAAACGGCGTATATTACTGTTGTGGGCAACCTGCCCGTAAGGTTCGACATAGAACAGGCCCGGCGATTGGGCCCTGTGATAGCGTCTGCGAACTCCAACAAGAGCATCACATTCGACTACGCCACAGTCAACACAGAGACCAATCTACAGGACATGCTTAATTCCGCCAATTTCCGCGGCACTGAACTGCTGGCGCCAGAACGACTGTTCAAGAAGTACGTGTTCTTTGACGGGGTCACTTGCCTGCCGGAATTCCCTGGACTCAAGAGCTATGACATAGACCCCGAGCGCTGTAGTCCACAGACGCTCAGCCTAATGCTGGCGGTGTACCTGAGGCAGACCATCGTGTTCCTTTTAGGCTACGACATATCAAACCCAGTGGAACTTACAAGATTGAAGAGCATAGCACTGGCCAACCCCAACACCAA